GACGCAAGTGACCGAGCTTTCGAGCCAGCGCAACCGCGTGCCGTACAAGTTCATGTATGAAGTGAACGCAAAGACCAAGACTGTTGACGACATGCTTCAGATCGTTGAACAGATCCTTGTCATGTTCAACCCGTCGCTGAATGTGATCGTTAAAGACAACAAGGATCTTAATGTAACTTCGGCAATTAACATCGCCCTGCTTGATTCGCAGATTCAGGACATGTTCGAAGGCGCATTTGATGATGAACAGTTTCTTGAAACTTCGTTCAGCTTTGCACTTGACGGCTGGCTTTATATGCCGACTGCGACTAGCAAAATCATCACCAAAGTGATTACAAACATCTTCGACTTGGATACGTCCGAGTTGTTGCTCACGAATGTTGAGGTTCCATAATATGAATGATCGCCAGACTACCCGTTTCGAGGAGCGGCTTAATCAAATCGTCGGTGCTGAAAACGATGTATCCAAAGCGCTCGACGCGCTTGACGATGAGACAAGCCACTCTAACCTGCCTACTGTGGTTGAGTACGACGACGTCCCTACGAAGATGGAACCGTCAGAAGCCCTGCCACCTGACTTGCTCGACGACTACACGTTCAGTCGCAAGATTCTATACGGTCTGATTAATCGTGGGATCGTGGCCCTTGAAGGGGCTTCAATCGTTGCGCGTGAGTCTGAGCATCCACGAGCGTTCGAAGTCGTTGCATCGATCATGAACAACATTTCGGGAATGACCAAAGACCTTCTTGATTTACAAAAGCCGCTGTCCTCATCAGGGGGCAAGCAAACTATTGCCAAGCAAGTGAATATCCAAGTCAACAACAATGGCGTGACTGAAAACGGCATTAAGGATATCAATGCCCTGCTTGATGAACTATAAGGAATAGGGATATGTCCGATTATCCATTTGATCTTGTCGACTTCATAACGAATAACACTGCACTCGTTAAGAAGTTCTTGAGTAAGAACACTTACAGCCTTTATGTGCCAGATGTGTTCGCCGACAAGGAACATTACTACAAAAACAATCAGATCATCCTGAGAGCGGGCGCGCCTGTATTCGAATACTCGGATCTCCAGAAACTTGAGTACATCAAGTGTATGCGGGATGTTGTGTACTTTGCGCGCAAGTACGTCAAGATCATCTCCATCGATGATGGTATCATTCCGTTCAACCTCTATCAATTCCAAGAAGAGTTGCTAGAACTGTACCAGAAGCATCGATTTGTTATCTCGATGCAGGCACGGCAGACGGGTAAAACCCAGACGACTGCGACCTACTTGCTACACTTCGCGACCTTTACGCCGTCGAAGACGATTGCGATTCTGGCGAACAAAGCTGCTCAAGCGCGGGAGATTCTGTCACGGATCCAGATGTCGTATGAAAGTCTACCGAACTTCCTCAAGCAAGGTGTGACGACATACAACAAAGGTTCGATGAAGTTTGGCAACCGCTCTGAGCTGTTCTGTGGTGCTTCGACGTCTAGCTCTATTCGTGGTCGTTCTATCTCGTTGGTGTACATCGACGAAGGCGCGTTCATTCCGCGTGACATGGAGTTCTATGAATCAACCTACCCTGTAATCTCATCGGGTAAAGAGTCGCGCATTATCATCACGTCGACCCCTAACGGTGCGCGTGGGCTGTTTCACAAGTTGTGGCAAGAGTCAGTCAACGGCATCAACCAGTTCAAGCGTATGGAAGTGCCTTGGTATCTTGTACCAGGTCGCGATGCTGCATGGAAAGCTGAACAGATCGCTAACACCTCCGCCGAGCAATTTAACCAAGAACACGGCATTATCTTCCGTGGTAGCCAGAACAGCTTGCTGAGTGCAGACACACTTGCACAACTGGTGATCAACAAGCCGATTGACACGTTTGGTGACTTGAAGGTCTACGCGCATCCGATCAACGGCCACGAATACTTCGTCACAGTCGACACGTCACGTGGTGTGGGTGGTGACTTCTCGGCATTTGTGGTGTTTGATGTCACTCAGGTACCGTATAAGGTCGTGGCGACTTACAAGAATAACACGATATCACCGATGATCTATCCGCAAGTGATCAAGACGGTTGCTGACAAGTACAACGGTGCTTATGTCCTAGTTGAGATTAACGACATCGGTGAACAAGTTGCCAACATTCTCTATTACGAATTTGAGTATGAAAACTTGCTGATGTGCTACTCGGAAAAGAGTTTGCAGACAATCGGCTTCAAAAACGATGCCCGTATCGGCGTTAGGACCACTACGCAAGTCAAGTCAATTGGCTGCTCAAGTGTCAAGACGATGATTGAAACTGGCCGACTCGAACTCAGCGATGAGGAAATGATTGATGAGTTCGGTACATTCGTCCCTAAAGGTAAGTCGTATGAGGCCGACTCAGGGGCACATGATGACCTTGTGATGTGCTGTGTGCTGTTTGCATGGGCAACCGTGCAACAGTACTTCATTGATTTGACAGACAAAGACGTACGGAAAAACGTGCGCGGCATACTTGAGGAAGACTTGATGGAGTCTCTGTTACCGTTCGGCATCATTGCAAACGGTTTCGAAGAGTTCACAGGCATTCCTGAGGCGCGACCATTCGGTGTGTTCTAGGTATTAGATAACCACGTTCGATAAATAGATTCTATATTCCCATTAAACATATAAGAGGCACTACATATGGCGAACTCTCCTGGTGTGTACAGTAAGGAAATCGATCTTACTTACAACACCCAAAGCATTACCTCGAACGCAACTGGCTACGTTGGTATGTTCCGTTGGGGCCCGGTTGATGAAATCGTAGAACTCACAACCAACGAAGCTGAACTGCTACAGCGTTTCGGTCAACCTGATGCTGCAACTAGCCCATTCTTCCATGCCGCAGCCAACTATATGCTGTACAGCGTGCCTCTGGCAACCGTACGTGTTGTTGGTACTGCTGCAAAGAACGCTATCACAGACGACACTGATATCGCCGTACTCGCTCCGCTGGTGCGTAACACTGATCACTATGATTCGATTGAGCTTGATGGTATTAGCTTCATCGGTCGTTACCCTGGTGACATGGTAAACGGTGTCAAGATCTCCATTGCGAACTCTGTTGGCTACGCTGCTTGGGCATACAAAAACGAATTCGAATACGCGCCTACTGACGCTACCACTTTCAACGTGGTCGTGGTTGACGTAAGCGGTTCCATTTCTGGTAACGCTGGCACTATTCTTGAACGTTATGAACTGATGACTCTGGCTACTGGTCAGAAGAAAAGCGACGGTACTTCGGCATCGCTCGGTGAAGTTCTGAAGGCTCAGTCGAAATACATCCTGTTGGGTGACGTTGCTAAAGTCGTGTTCACTACAGGTAAGTATGAAGCTCTCCTGAAAAGTGGTGTTGACGATAACGTTGCGGCTAACGGTGACTTCGTATCTGGTTGGGACCTGTTCGCTAACAACGACCTGGTTGAAATCGTGCGTGTGTTTACTGCATTCAACCCGATTGAAGGCGTTGTTCGTGCAATCGATGTTATGGATAGTCGTCTGGATGCTGTCGCGTTTAACGCACCGCCCCTGGAAGCTGTCTACAACACCCTTGACCGCGTTGATAACCTGGTCGAGTACTTCGGTACCACTCTGAACAAGCCTACTAGCTACGCGTTCAACGTGGACAACTGGAAGCTGGTCAACGACAAGTATAACGACAAGAATATCTGGATCCCTTGTGACTCGGATGCTGCTGGTCTGCATGCTCGTGTATTCGTTCAGAACGAACCTTGGTTCAGCCCTGCAGGTCTCAACCGCGGCGTGTTGAAAAACGTTATCAAGCTTGCTTGGAGTTCTAACCAAACTCAACGTGACGTTCTGTATCCGATGTCGATCAACAGCATCGTCTCCTTCAAAGGCGAAGGTACTGTTCTGTTCGGTGACAAGACTGCATTGCGCGCTCCATCTGCTTTCAGCCGTATCAACGTTCGGACTCTGTTCATCGTGATCAAGAAAGCAATCTCGCGTTCTGCTCGTTACCAACTGTTCGAACTGAACGACTTCATCACTCAAGCGCTGTTCCGTAACTCGACTGATCAATACCTGGGCGACATTCAGGCACGTCGTGGTATCTACAGCCGCAAAGTAATTTGCGATAGCTCGAACAACACGCCTCAAGTGATTGATGCAAACGAATTCGTTGGTGATATCTACGTGAAACCAGCGCGTTCGATCAACGTCATTCGTCTGAACTTCATCGCGGTTGCCACTGGTGTCGCGTTCGAAGAAATCGAAGGCGCAGTATAAATAACAGAACTGTTGCTGTGGTAATTAAAGTTGCCACAGCACTTAGTTTCTTGATGAATTCTCGAGGTGTGTAAGTATGTCAATTTCCAAGTTCAAGAGCGCTCTGAAAGGCGGTGGCGCACGCGCTAACCGGTTTGAAGTGCTTGTGGCTTTCCCGGCGTTCGCTGGTACTAACGATGCAATCCGCAAGACTGCATTCCTGTGTTCATCTACCCAACTGCCAGGCTCTACGCTTGGTGTGATTGAACAACCGTTTCGTGGTCGTATTCTGAAGCTTGCAGGCGATCGGACTTACGATGAATGGGAAGTCACTTTCGTCAACGATACCGACTTCGATATTCGTAACTCGTTTGAGCGGTGGCACAACTTCATCAACGGCTATAACTCGAACACTGGTTCAACTGTTCCTGATGACTACATGTCCACTGTGACCGTGTATCAACTGGACAACAACGACAACCGGATCAAAGAGTATACCTTGATGCTGGCATGGCCGAGTGTTGTAGCGCCAATCGAAGTTGCTCAAGACAGCAACGACCAACTGGAACTGTTCTCCGTGACCTTTGCCTTCTCTGACATCGGCAACGGCAACAACTCCTAACCAAGTAAACTAAATAGTTTGACTAGAGTGTTGTATCGCTCTAGTCAAACTCTATAGTTAGGACTTTATCACTTATGCGAATGTTCGATTTTCTACGCAAACAGAAACTTTCAGATGAGCTGCCACAGCAGACGTTGTCGAACCAGGTTGCTGTTGATTTTTCTGATGGCGCCCTGACCGTCGAAAGTCCTGTGAACGGATTCTTGATGAACTTCGATTGGGCGGCTAACTCGCAAGCTGAGTTGCTGCACAAATACCGCGAAACTGCGAACTTCAACGAAGTCGACTATGCCGTTCAGGATATCATCAACGAGATGGTAACGTTCGGTGAAGATGAAGATCCAGTTGAGCTTGACCTGTCCGAAGTTGAATTGTCGGAAAACATCAAAGAAAAGATTCACGCGTCATATGAGAAGATTGCAACCCTCATGAATCTTCGGGATACCATTCACCAGCGTGCATATAATTTCTATGTCGATGGTCGTCTTGCGTATCAGAAAGTTGTTGACAGCAAAAACCTTAAGCGTGGGATCATCAACGTCGTTGAGTTGAACCCAGCGTTTGTAACAAAGGTTCGCAACATCCAGTACAACCAAGAATTGAAAACGATTGATGGTGTCGAAGAGTACTACCTCTATGACGAAAAGGCCGATGAGCGCGAAACGTCGAAGAGCCAGTCGGGTACCAACAACCGTCAGTACAAAGAAGCATTGCAACTGTCCGCCGAGTCGCTGACATACGTCACATCGGGCCTGACAGACCCTAAGACGGGCTACGCGATCAGTTGGCTACACAAAGCTATCAAGCCCGCGAACCAGCTTCGCATGATGGAGAACGCGCTTGTAATCTACCGTATCTCGCGTGCGCCTGAACGTCGTGTGTTCTATATCGACGTGGGTAACCTGCCGAAGAGCAAGGCTGAGCAATATCTGAACAACCTGAAGAACTCTTTCCGTAATCGTATGACCTACGATCCGGAAGCAGGTAACTTCAAAGACCAACGTCACCTGACAACTATGCAGGAAGACTACTGGCTGCCACGTACTTCAAGCGGTAAAGGTACTGAAGTGTCGACCCTGCCAGGTGGCCAATCGCTGGGCGAGATCGACGATATCCTGTATTTCCTCAAGCGTCTCTATAAGGCCTTGAACGTACCGACTTCACGTCTCGACAACGATTCGCAAATGTCGTTCGGTAGCCAAGATACTCAGATCAACCGCGATGAACTGAAGTTCTCGAAGTTCGTTTCGAAAGTGCGCAAGCGCTTCAACATGATGTTCCGCGACATTCTGCGTACCGACTTGATCCTCACTAAGATCATCACCGATACAGAGTGGCCAGCAATTGAAGCGAAGATGAAATTTGTCTACGCCCAAGACATGTACCTTGAAGAGCGCAAGTACTTCGAAATGCAGCGCGACCGTATTGAACTCGCAGGCGAGATGACCCCGTACATCGGCCGCTTCTACAGTAACACATACATCCGGACGAATATTCTTCGCCAGACAGACGAAGAAATTGCCGAGAACGACAAGGCAATCAAAGCTGAGAAAAGTGTCCCACAATTCCAGCCAGAAGTTGACGCGGATGGAAATCCCATCCCACCATTCCAATAAGTTATAGAGGATTTTGAAATGACTGATACAGCAACTCAATTCATTGCGATGCTCAAGGAAGAAAACGCCCTTGAAGCTATGCAAGTAATCAAGGCCGCTCTTTCCGAACGTGCCCGCGCCGAAGTCGCTAAAACCCAACTCACTGTTGCCGAGTCATTCAAGATGACTGAAAAAGCAGTTGAGAAGGAAGAAGGCGGTGAAACTGAAAACGATAACACCGATGCTGATGGCAAGAGTGACACCGACAGCGTAGGCGCCGTTAAAGACGAAAAGGAAGACGTGTAATGACCGTAGAAATCGAGATCCTTGGTGAGTCTGTAATTATCACCAAAGTGAACTCGAAGGGTGAAAAGACTCGTCGGGTTCGCTGCAAGCCAGGCTACAAGTTGAATGATACTGGTACATCTTGTGTGCCAATCCCCGGTGGCGAAAAAGCTACTAAGCGCATTGCCCTCCGCAAAGCGGTTAGAACTAAAGCTGCTGGTGGTCAGGCACTGAAGAACCGCACCAACCGCAAACGCATCAGAGCAATGCGTAAACGTAAGGCACTAGGACTTTAATGCTATGAAACTGCTGATCGAATCAAGCCATGATGTAGAAGTACTTCATGAAAACACCGACAGCGGAAAGAAGTTGTACATTGAAGGCATCTTCGCCCAAGCCGAAGTTAAAAACGGCAACGGGCGTTGGTACTCTAAAGGCATCTTGGAATCCGCAGTTGATGCATACAACGAGAACTTTGTAAGTCGTCGTCGCGCTCTTGGTGAATTGAATCACCCTGATCGCCCGTTCGCTGACCCTGCTAATGCGTCGATCCTGATTGAGTCTTTGACTTGGGATGGCAACAACGTAATGGGTAAGGCACGAGTTCTTCCTACTCCACAAGGTCAGATTGTCGCCGGTCTTCTTGAGGGTGGTTTCAATATGGGCGTTTCCACACGCGGCCTCGGTTCTCTACGCGAAAGCGGCGGGATGAAGCATGTGCAAAAGGACTTCATGTTGACTGCTGTGGACGCCGTTGATAACCCGTCAGCACCGAATGCATAC